AAGGCTTCGGCGCTTCCGGAGGTGCTGGTGTCGCGGGCGTGGCGGACGTGGGTGCCTCCCTCGGGGCCTCGGGACCGCGCCGCTGCCGGTTGAGCAGCCGCGCCGCCTCGGAGATCGAGATAGAGGGGGATTCGTTGGCCGGCGGACTGACGCCGCTGTCAGATGGTGTCGCTGCCGGGGCCGGTGTTGATGCCGGGGAGGCCGGCGTGCCCGTGCTTTCGCTCATTGCTGTTGCCTTTGCTGACCGCCCATGGCCGCCGCACCGCCGCCCGCCATCAGGCCGGCGAGGCCGTAGCGGCGGATGATGTTCATCGTGTTGGCATCGAACACCACGTAGTTATGGCTGCCCTCGCCGGCGCCACGGCTGCCCTGGTCGAGGTAGCGGATGCCGGGGATGCCGGCGTCATTAAGCGCCTGCGCTGCGGATGCTGAGGTGTGGCCCATCATTTTAAGCGTGTCTTCAATGGCCGCACCGTTCGTTGCCAGACGCGGATTGTTGGCGAAGTATTTGCCAACTTCCGACAATGGACCGCTCTCGCCGAACGCCGCCTGGACATCCGGGTGCTGCTCGTTCAGCGGCTTGTCCCAGTGCAGGAACCGCTCGGGGTCGGCGTTGACGTTGACCTCGTACATGTGGCCAACGCCACCGGGCTGTCCAGCCATTTTATACGAGCGCGCCACGCCCTCGTTCTCCGCGAGATACATCCCGTGCCCGTAAGCCTGCGCGCCCTCGCCGGTGCCGATCTTGCTCAGATCGAACGCATCGAACTGGTGCGGGCTGCCATGGTAGGCGGTGAAGCCGGGTCGCTCTGGCGCGCCGCCCGTCCCAAGCGCCACGGCGGTCCCGGCCTGACCGATCGCATCGAGCAGTCCGGCTTTGGTCGGCAGCCCGGTGTTGTCATCCCACAAACCACGCGCGGCGCTGATCCGCCGCTGCGCCTCCATCGCGTCCATCACCTGTTGATACACCGTCCCCAACGCATCGGCCCTCGGATCAGGCTGTAGCGCGGGCGGACGGTCATCCGGCGGCTGCAACAGGCTCAATGGCCCCCCTTGGGGCGCCTGGATCTGGGCCTGCTCCTCATCGGGATACAGCAAGGACGCCATCGCCATCACTCCATCGCCCGGTTCATCCGCTCCGCCACCCGATCCGCCTCCACCGCCTCGGCGTCGGCGGTGATCTCGTTGCGGATCAGGTTGATGGCGATCACCACCCGCCGGTTGTCCTCACGCTGGCGCTCATCCTCGAGGAACATCGCCCGGCCCGCCGCCTCGGAGACGATGCGGTCGAGCACCGCCTGAAAGTGCGGATCGTCCAGCATGCGCCGGCACGCCTCGGCCTGGACAACCTGCTCGGCGGTCAGCGGCATCTCACCAATAACCCCAACGTGGGCCGCCAACCGCGCCCACCAGCACCAGCACGATCAACACCAGCAGCAGCAACCCCAACGGGTTGCCATAGCCCCAGTAACCGGTCGAATAACCCCACCCGCCGCCAAGCAACAGCACGAGCAGCAATACAATAAGTATAAGTGTCATGCCGGCGGCCCTCCCGGTCCCGGTAGCGGCGGCCCGCCCGGTCCCAGTAACGGGGACAGCGCGGCCCGCTGGGCGATCTGGCCGTATGCGGTAGGCATCCGCCCGGTCGCCAGCGCGTTGCCAATCGCCGCCCTGGTCATCGGATCGGCACCCGGTGGTGGACCGGGGGGCGGCGCCATCGGTCGTGGCGGCATCATGTTCCCCTGGAGCGGACGCGGGCCAGCCATTGCTTGCGGCATCATTGGCTGACCCGGCGCCCCTCCCCCCTGGGGCGGCCGTGGCCCTGGGGGAGGCTGCCCCACGGCCGGAGGTTGTGGCGAGGTCGGCGGCGGCAGATCGGAGAGCAGGCCGACAGCCGGCGCGTTGGATTTCATGCTCTGCTTGAACTGATCCAGTGAGGGCGCCGGGGTGCCGAACTGCGCCGCCGCCACCCACGTCTTCGTCCAGGCATCCAGCGCCGCCTTGTCCCGCTCCCGATCGTCCTCGAGCAGAAGAGAGGCCCGCTTCGTCTGTTGGTCGGCCCGGTCATTCTCCACGTCCGCCGCCGTCTTGCTCTGCTGCACCTGGGCCAGGATGAGGGATGGATCGGGCGCGGGCGGCGGCTGTGGCGGCGGCTGGAAGCCATCGGGCAGTTGCTTCAGATAGGCCCCGACATCCGAGATGTTCATGGTCTCCAACATCCGGGCCAACGTGTTGCGATACTCCGGGATGCCGGCCAACGGATTGCCCATCCCGCCGACCTGCATGATTTGCTCCTGCTTGCCGGCGATCGCCGACAACATCTGCAACCGCTCGGCCGGCATGCCCTTGCCGCCGACATTGACCGCGCACTCCCAGTCGGTGGCCAACGCGCGCGGATCGATGGCGACCCAGGCATCCCGTATTCTTATGACATTCGGCCGGTCCTGCTGGCGGGCCAGCATGCGGAGAAGGCCACTGTAGAGCGGCGCCAGACCGGTCTCGGCCAAAGTCCTGGCCACCATGTCCAAACGATCCTGCGCGGCACTGGACTGTTGCGACACCGCGATGGGCGCGGTCGATTGCAGTTCATCAACAGTGAGACCGGCACTGGCGCGGGTGATGCCGGTGCGGCTCTCTCTTATACTCTCCAGCACCGCCATCACCGGCAGCGCCTCCTTGCCCATGAAGGGCTTGGTCAACTCGGTCACCGCGCCGGCGGCGGCCACTCTTATAATACTGCCGATCGCGGTCTGCCGGACGTCGGCCATGTTGACCTGGCCCTGGGTCGCCACCGTCCTCGGAAACATGCTTTGGCCCAGACTGTCCAGGGTGGCCCGCATTACCCGGCTCTCGATCCGTTGCAGATCCATCACCATGTCGGCCTGCGACATGCCGATGACCTGACCCACCTCCCGATATGGCGTGAAACAGGCTAACGGTGTCTCGTCGACCCGCTCCCATTGTATAAGTGACTGGGCGTTGCCCAGCATGTGCACATGGACAAGTTCGGCGCGGTGGTCGCCGTCCGTGTCCATCCTGATCCAGCCCTCGGCATACCTGACGAGGCTGGTCGCCTTATCGTTCGGCGGGCTGGCGGCCATGTTACGCCCCCTGGCCCCGTCTCTGGCGATCACCTCCTGACGCCGCCGCATGTCCTGGCCGCGACCCCGATGCGCCAGCACCTTGTCCTCCGGCAGACCCATCTCGAGCAGTTCGGAGACCGTCACGTCGCGCACGTCCCACAGCGCCTTCGCGGTCGCGACGGTCGACGCGCCGGGATCGATCCAGATACACTCCGCCGGCCGCTGCGTGATGTGCGGCCAGCCACGCGACGTGGAGCGGGTGAGCGTGGCCGACCACAACTCAGCGGCGGCGCCCTGGCTCAGATACATCTGCCCCTCGGGGGTTTTGGCGAGCGCCTGCTGCTCCTGGGGCAACATCGGGCGGCGGATGATCCGGCTCGCCTCGATCCCAGGTTCGGCGAGGAGCATCTGGAGTTGCGGGAGGAGGAGACCTTCACAGACCTCGGTCCTGCTGGCCTGTCTCGCACCCCAGTGCCATCTGACCCACCCAGCCTTGCGGGTCAGCGCGTCAAGCAACGCATCATGCAGAATGGTCCAGCCGGGATTGGCCGAGAACAAGGCCCATCTGGCATAGTCCGTCGCCTGCCGCGCCAGTTGGGCCACCGTGCCATCCGTCTCCTCCGACGAAATGGGGCTGAAAGAGACGGGATCTTCGACGCCGGTGAAGAGACGGAGGAGGCTCGGGAGGGTCTGCCTGATGGTGTCCCTGACCACCGTCAAGGTGATGTTGCTGCGACCCTCCAGCCGTGGCGCGTTGGGCTCTCCGGCGTAATATTCCGATGCCGTTATCCGCTGCCGGCTCAACTGATCATCGTAATTCCGGCAGGCCGAGAACCAGAACCGGGCGTTCTCGGCGATCTCGGCATCGGTCTTGCCAACGCGTTGATACAATATCTCCTGTTGCCATTCGGCGCCCGCCGGCCTCGGACTCGGGCGCAATCCCGCCGCGTATCGCCTGAGCGTGGGCGGGAGGGACTGGTCACTGTCGGGCGGCGGATCATCATTGTTCTTTGGCGGCAGCAGAAACGCCAGCATCTGCTCGCTCGTGGCATTGATCCCAATTGGCCGCATGCCCCTG